GCCAAATTCAAGAGTTTTTTCAAAAGATAGATTTTATTTGAGGACTGAGGAATTACTTAACCTCGGTGGGTTTGATAATGCTGTGCCTGCATTTAATAATGTATATGACGTTTACATAAATTTTAATACACAAGGTGGGAATCCAAATCTCATGCAGTTTTTGAAACAGCATGTATTGATACCTGCTAATAATGTAATGAATGAACCCGGAGATAATCTAGCATTATTTTGTTCTGAAGCGGTTTTACCCGGTTCATCATTGCAAACTGCTGCTGTAAATGGTTTGAGGCAAGGGGTGACCCAAAATTATGCTGTTTACAGGAGATATCCCGACTTCAACCTTACATTTTATTCTCAAAAAGACTATTTCACACAAGAAATATTCAATGGGTGGTTAGAATATATCTCGCCTACACAAATAGAAGATCGTAATCATGGATCTATCGAACGTCAGAGGAGTAGAGATAATGCATTCAAGAAATTGAAATATCCCAGATCATATAAGTGTGAAATGGAGATTACAGCATTTAGTTCAGATTTCTTGATGCCTGAGTCAAGACAGAATAAGGGATCGGAAGTTGATAAAAGAACTCCTAATTACATTACTTACTACATGAAAAACTGCTTCCCATCTAATATTATCGCTGCTCCATTAGCATATGGTAATGCTGAATTGGTCAAAACTACGGTTTCATTTAAGTATGACTACTATACCATTGATAGGGGTGCTAGAATCGATGATGAAGATCGAACTCTAAGAGAAAAGGCGAAAAAATTAATAAGTCCCTTTATGCTTGCTATATAATATACTGAATTAGTAAATTATGCCATTACCAAAGGTTTCAACACCGGTATTTGAACTAGATCTTATATCAACAAACAAAAAAATAAAATTTAGACCTTTCTTAGTAAAAGAAGAAAAATCACTTCTTATAGCACTAGAAAGCGGTGAAGAAAAGACTATTATCAACACTCTGAAAAGTGTGTTGAAGTCATGTTTGATCACTCGTGGGATAAAAATTGAGGACTTACCAAGTTTTGACTTAGAATACTTATTTCTAAACATCAGAGGTAAGTCAGTCGGAGAATCTGTAGATTTGATGATTACCTGTCAAGATGATGGTGTTACACAAGTACCACTCTCACTACAGATGTCAGATATAAAATTAGTCATCCCAGATGAACACAGTGATACTATAGATTTAGGTGACGATCTTCATATAAAATTGAAGTATCCATCATTCTCACAATTTGCTGAAAATAATTTTTTAGCATCAAAAGTCAAGGATGATAAATTGATTGATAAAGCATTTGAGAGTGTTTGTGATTGTATAGATCAAGTTTATAATAGTGAAGAAGCATGGTCTGCATCAGATTGTACAAAGAAAGAATTAATGGAGTTTATAGAGCAATTGAGTTCTAATCAGTTTCAATTGATTGAAAATTTCTTTACTACCATGCCTAAATTGGTCTATAAAACTAAAGTGAAAAACCCTGAAACTAAAAAAGATAATGATGTTGTAATTGAGGGTTTATCAAATTTTTTCGCATAATGATGTATCATGATTCTCTAGAGAATTACATGGAAAATAATTTTTCACTTTTACAACACCATAATTGGAGTTTGAGTGACCTAGAGAACATGATACCGTGGGAGAAGCAAACTTATATTAAGATGCTTCAAAACTTAATAGAGAAACGTAACTTAGAATACGAACAGGCAAAAAATGGATGATCAACCAAATCCAAGAATGATCATGAGGGGAGGTATGATGCTCCCAGAGGATATGGTGCGTTCAAATACTCCCTTTATCCCTTCAAGAGAGCAACAAAACCAAACTACCACCTCTCCGAACGTGGGAGTGAAACCCTTGTCACAAAGGATGTCTGCAGCATATGAGAGAATGAAAAGTAACGAGAAAGAAAGTAAAAAGATATCAAGTCAAGATACTGTAATGTTAGGTAAGTTAGTATTAGAGATAGAGCAAGTAAAGAATAATTTGAATTCAATAGAAAATGAATTCAGAAGCACATTTAGAAAGAAAGCAGAATTAGACAAAGAAGAGAATGAATTATTAGAGGAAGAGAAGGAAAGACTAACAATACTAGGGGCATCTTTTAGAGGATTCAGAAGGAGAATTGGAGCTATCACTGCTCTTTTAGCAGGAAAACAATTCCTTGAAGGTGATTTACAAGGAGGACTTCAAAATACTGCTATCGCTCTAACATCATTCCTTCCTGATATAATAAGGATTGTTAGTGGTGTCGTTTTAGGAAGGATGTTGCTTGGTGGTAGAGGTATGGGTGCTGCAAGAGGTGTAGCAACAGGTGGTGGTAGAGGAGGTTTGTTACCAATGCTTTTAGCAGGTGGGGGACTTCTTGCTGCAGGCACAGCATTAGGATCAAGAGGTAGTAGCGATCAAAGAAGAATGGAGTTGACAAGAAGGCAAGCAATCCCTCAATTATTGTCTAGAAATGATGTTAGGAGGTTTAGAGCATCTTCTACAAGATTTGATAACATACTAACAGGTATGGATGATAAAAATGATTTACAAATTAATCCAAGAACTGCAGTCGAAGTGGAGGATAAAATAGTAGAACCTAAAGGATTCATTGATACTGCGAAAGATTTTGGTGGTAATGTAATTAATTTCTTCAAAGGGGAAAACAACCCAGTAGAAGATCCCAATGAAGAAAATACAGAAGAAGAGACAAACCGACAAGTAAGTGGTAATAGAGATAATAGACCAGATATGATAGGTGGAGTTATAAGAGACGAATTTGTAGACATTTTTGGACCAAACGCTTTATTGAAACTACCCTCGGAAGAAGAGATAGATCTCTCACTTGCTGTGTCTGATGATGAAGAAGAAGAAGGAGAGAGTAATAATAATATAGTTACCATAGGGGGAGAAAATAAGCAAGTTTCTACAGACACTGATACACCGCCGACAAACAATGAAGTTAATGTGAAATCAACTTTCAGTGATAATAGCAAGATATCATATATTCTTGAGTATGGAGCAGGGGCAGTCGTATGAATCTAGAATCTCTATTGAATAGAAGACCTACATTACTAGAGTCTACTACAAGGTTGACATCCTTAGTTCTAAAGTCTAGTAGACAAGAGATTGAGGCAAAATCTCTTTTGTTGGAAAAAAGAAAAGAGACATCTAAACAAAGAATTAAGACTTTTAGAAATATTCAAGCAGATGCAAATCGTAAAGATAACACAAACTCTCTTTTATCTGGTGGTCTTGCTACTGGAGGTGCTTTGTCACTCCTTGGAGGAAAAAAGACTGCTAATAATATAAGACCTTTCAGGAGACCCATCAAACCGGGAAGACTAAGTGGTCTTAGTAGAATAAGCAAAGGCAGTGTTATCACTAATACACTCTTTGCAGGACTTGATTTTGCAAATAGAAAATCAGCAGGACAAACAAATCTACAAGCAGGACTAGGAGCAGGTGGTGGAGCAGCAGGGGGTATTGCAGGTGCTGCGATAGGACAGGCACTTATACCAATACCTCTCGTGGGTGCTCTCATAGGTGGATTTGTGGGAGCAAATATTGGATCTGGTCTTGCTGATCGTGCTTCAGGAGTAACTGGTGGAAACTTTAGAAGATTGCAATTAGAAAGAGAATCTGTCAGACAGTCACAGAGAACAGAATTCACAGAGGGATTAGATAGATTTGATAGTGCATTAGATAAATTCAAAAAATACGATGATGATCTTACAGCATTCATATTACGATCGACTGGTAATGATAATGATCAAGCATTTCTTCCTGTAATTCCTAAACGAGGTGGTGGTGGTGCTACTCAGGCACAAATAGACGCAGCATATCAAAAGGGCATAGGAGTGGGTATTGGTGGTCTTGCTTTGACAGTTGTAGGAACAGCAGTAGCAATCAAGACAGGTGGGTTGATTCTTGGTAGTGGTGCTCTTGTTAAGTTGAAGGGACTCGCTGCTTTGGCATTGAAGAAAACAAAGGCAAAAGTTTTATTGCAAAGATTATTTCAAGGAATAGCAATTCCAAAGATCTTTCAAAAACCAAAACCAAAACCAGATGTAGTTCCAAAAACTCAGATAATAACTCCAAGAACATTAAGAATAGAAAAAAATTATAATCTTAAAATGTTGAGAAATGCCTTGAAAAGATCAAGTGGTAAGGATCAGGCGGAACGTTTAGATATTTTACAAAAAGCACGACAAGTCTTGGTTACTATGAGACAGGGTGTCTCATCAAGAGCAGGAGGAGAATTAACTAAAGGCAATAGAAAAAATTTCGAGGCTATTAAACAAATATTGAAAGCATATGATAAGGAGTTAAGTGTAGTAGACAGGGCAATCAGTTTTATCAAAAGTTATAAAAACCTTGGTTTACAAAAAGCAATTGAGGGGGCAAAGAGAACTATTAGATTGAAGGATATCAATAGAAGATTAAAAAAATTAGAAGAGTTCAAATCTAAAGTTGAAGGTTCATCTGATAGACCGAGAACTGGAAGATATATCAAGAAGAAAATGAGTCCAAAAGTTAATACTAATAAAAATAAACCAGTAAATACAAGCACAATCATAAAAGAGGGAGATAATTTTATTGCTTTGAATTTACCAAGTAGTTCAACCATAATCGGTGGAGATAACTTTGATCCTTACATATCGTCTCTAAATACCATCAAGGCGTATAGTGAGCAAACAGTATAATGGCGAGTTTTGCAAGAGGATCAACAATAGAAAAAATTATAGTGAGAAATCCTGATGACACAAAGGATCAAGATCTAACTTTGCAGGTCGGTCCTATGTCATTTTACGAGGATATCATCGATGCATCATTTCACATAGAAATTATGATTGCTGATGTTTTTGGATGGCTAGAGAGTTTTCCAATAAGAAGTGGTTCAAAAGTTTATCTTCGCATAAAGACTGCTACTGGTGTTATAGACTTTAGTAAGGAAGAAGAACCATTATATATCAGTAATATTAAGGCAGCAGGTTCTTCAAACAAGAGAGAAGTTTTTGTAATGCAACTTGAGTCTAAAGCAGCGTTCACTAATCATTTGAAAAGACTGACTAAAAAATACAAATCTTCTACAAATGAAGTTATCAAAGAAATATTGACAAAAGTCTTAGAAGTTCCAGAGACTAGAGTAAAAGATGATAACATAGAGAAACCAACTAATAAGATAGAATTTTTGGGTGTTTATAAGAGACCATTACAAACATGTGTAGGATTAGCAGTCAAATCTGTGCCTAATAATCATAGTAGTAAAATACCAACTAAGGGTGGATCAGGAATGTTTTTCTGGGAATGTCTCGATGGTTTTAGATTTCAGAGTCCCGATCAAATTTTTGATAATGCAAAGAAAAATAAGGACGATGTATTCACATACGTAAAAGTTGGTGCATTCGATGCTCTTAACCCTGCTAATAATTTTCACATAACAAATGAACCCGTATGGAATAATAATCATAATTTATTTGAAAAACTTTCAATGGGACAATATAATTCTCAGTTAGGATTATTTGATACATCCGAAAGATCACATGTGGTGATTGATAGAGATAGTCTAGCAAAACATGATTACAATGCTGATAAGGATGGAGATGAATTATCTAACTCTGAATATTTTCAACCAAAAGAATTTAGTACAGATTCGTCAAGATACATGCTTTTAGTCAAGGATGATCGATTGTTTGATAATTCTGACGAACAGGATGAAAATAGCAAAACTTCAATGGAACATGTAGAATATGAAGCAAGGAGACTATCACGCTATTCTGCATTATTTTCTCAAACATTGGAGATAACAGTTCCTCTAAACGTACAATTACATGCAGGATCTGTTGTAAACCTTAAGTTTCCTAGAATAAATATAGATAAACCCAGTGGTGGTGAAAACAATCCTGCCTCTGGACTGTATATGATCAAAACACTGTCTCATAAATTTGGAGCAGATGGTGACTTCACCGGTATGCAACTAGTTAGAGACGCTTACACTAAACTATCATGAAAAGTATCGAAGATCACATAGCACACGACAAAGAAATTATAGCTGACCCTATTGCAAGTCCTGCTGCTAGAAGACATGCAAAAGAAGAATTGCATGAATTAGAAGTATATCAGAACCATCACCCAGAGGATCATCACGATCCTAATGCACTTGAACTATTCTGTGATATGCATCCAGATGAACCTGAGTGCCTTATATACGACGACTAGATGGCAGTTGAAACCCGTCTAAATTCAATAAACTTTGCCGGACTCGATGGATTTCCATACTTCAGAGGACAGGTGACAACTGATGCTGCATGGCGTCAGCACTCAAAGAAGTATGGATATAGAGTCAAGGTAAGAATTTTTGGAGTTCATCCACCAACTGATGAGGTGCCTGACTCTGAATTGCCATGGGCACCTGTCATTGTGTCTTGCAATTTTGGTTCTGGTAAAGCATTTGCTGGAACATCCTTAAATCTTCAAGGCGGTGAAACTGTTATAGGTTTTTTTGCTGATAACGATAAACAGCAACCAGTCATTTTTGGATGTTATCAAAGTGAAGCGTTTCACGATAACATAATAGCATACCCAGAAAATGCTGATGGGTCTACTATGTTTTATGAGATGGAAGCAAGCAGTGAGTTGGTCTTTGGTGAGAACAACATGCCTGCAAATCATGAGGACCCAAAAAAACTTAACGGAATTCCAGACAATAATAATAATCTTCCTAATGGAAAGACCACTAAACAAAAAATTATCGACGAAGAAAATCTTATAGTAAGGAAAGCACAAAAATGTAAGGGTGGTAGTGGATTTGGAAATGATATAAGACGAGCACTCGCATCTTTTGTAGAGGTGGCAGGAAAATTTGAAAGTTATCAAGACGCTTACATTGATCCTGTGATGGATGAGATGCGAGATATTCAAAAACTCGTAGGTGAAACAGCACAAGTCATATCAGATTCATATTCTCAAGTTATAAGACTATCACGAAGTTTTCTATTTGCTAAGATCGCTGAGTTGAGCGAGGACATGATGGGTTTCATGCAACTTGATAGTTTACTGAAGGATATTTCTGTGAAAAAAGCGAAGGATTCAATCTATTGCTTGTTAGAAAATGTCATCAAGAGTCTAAAAAATACCATAAAAAATTTCTTGACAGGATTGTTAGGTAAACTAGTGCAAGCACCACTTTGTGCAGCAGAACAGTTTTTAGCAGGATTGAATAGCAGAATGTTCAATGAGATTGAATATGCAATTGGAGATGCAATGAGTTCATTGTCTGGTTTGCTTGGTCCGACAATCGGAAACTTCATGGGATTTATGGATAAGGCAATGGGTTATGGTCAGATAGGTTTGGCGTTACTAGAATGTGAAGGTCAAGAATGTGATCCTGAACCATATGATTGGGCATTGAATTTTGGTGCAGACAAACAACAAAAACTTGATTTCAAAAAAACTATTGATATCTCTTCAAAATTCAATGTTGCAGGAATCGGTAAATCTGTATCAGATGGAATTGATAAGTTCTTCGGTTTAGATGATGATGATGTTGAAAATGCAGAATATGTAAAAGATCTTCTTGGTTCTTGTCCTATTCTTAATAAAGAATGTGGTCCACCTAAAATTGAAATATTTGGTGGTGGCGGATTTGGAGCAGCAGCAAATGCTGTAATCAATGAGTTAGGAGAGATAGTGGGTGTTAATATGCAGTCACTAGGTGTGGGATATACGGAAAAACCTTTTGTTAGTATAGTTGACAATTGTGATGGAAGAGGAGCAGAGGGTGAAGCAATACTTGAGGATGGTAAAGTCATTAATATAATAATAAGAAATGGTGGTGGAGGATATCAAGTTCCAGATGAAGTTTCTGATGCTGACGGTATAGATGTGGTTGGTGAGATTGAAGGTGTGGAGATTATAAGGACTGGTAGAGATTATGAATCTGGAGATCTCATAACTAGTGATTGTGGCACTCTTGAACCAGTTTTAGATGGCACAGGTAGAATCGTTGGTGCTAATGTTGTGCATGCTGATCTAGGTTGCAAAGTCATTCCAAAACTCAGAGTAAAGAGCGATACTGGTTACGGAGCACTCTTGAGACCCATTATGAGATATAAGAAAGTAGAGGAATATGATTCAACGATACCTCTTGATAGTAATCTTATAATGAAGGTTGTTGATTGTGTGAGTTCGTACTGATGGCAATAGAAAGAAAATCTCCACCTATGATTATAAACACACCTGAAGATGGTTTTCTTCGGGTTGGTTTGACGACTGCTCCTACTAATCGTCCCGATCAGGTTCAGTTGGCAGGGGGTTGTGGAACAAGTCTTAGAATTTTTGAAGATGGTGGGTGGGAACTAAGATCCGTAAATAAACCCGGAAAGGAGAATAAAAAAGGTTGTAATATTATAGCAAGAGGACCGGGTGGGTTACATATTCTTTCAGAGGGTGATATTAATATAGATGCAACAGGTTCTTTCAATGTGACTGCAAGAGAAATTAATATGACCACCACTGGTGACACTGATGGGGACTTTACAGTTCATGCGAAAAGAGATATAATGTTAGATGCAGACAATAATTTCAAGACATTTGGAACAAATTGTGTCATTTCAGCAACAGAAACTTTGATCACTCATTCGGGTGGTATTACCTTTACCATGGCAAATCCAGTTTATGTCTATGAGAAAAAATCAAAACTTATTCCTTCTGGCATACGCACCTTGGTAGAAGGCATTTCTAAACAATTCAAAATATGATTTTCTTTTCTATTATACTATCACTCTTTGCTAATCATCTACCAGTGATGTATGTTCAAGTGCCTCAGTGGGCAGATGATTGGGCAGTTTGTGCTGTAGATATACCTGATGCTAAATGTCATTGGTATGTCATGGCACCTGACAATACCTTTGGTGAAGGATTTGATTGGGAAGAAGCACCATGGTTTGATGCAACAGGTCTAAATGATGTTGCACCTATGCAAAAAGAAACAGTTGTACAAAAACTCCAGAAAAGATAATGGAATCACCAGAAGTATCATCGGGTAAAATCTATATCGGTAAATCCCTACCGGCAAAACTCGATCAATCTATTACCACCAAGAATGGAGACAAACCTTATGATGGGACTCTAGCAGTC